ACTGGCGTTAGAAATACTTTTGTTGGTTTTGCTGCTGGTTATTCATCAAATGTAAGTGGTGGAGCTTTAAATGTGGCAGTTGGTGGCTATGCTTTGTATTCTGCTACAACTGCTGTAAATAATACAGCTATTGGTGACTACGCACTTCAAGCAACAACTGGTGGATATAACACCGCTTTAGGTAATGGTGCTGGATATTTAATTACTTCAGGTACTAAAAACACCATTATTGGTACTTACAACGGCAACCAAGGCGGTCTAGACATCCGCACACTAAGTAACTACATTGTGTTATCTGATGGCGATGGTAATCCTAGAGCATATATTGATAATTCAGGACAATTTGTTATTAACGCACCTGTGGCTGGCGGAAATGTTTTAACAGCTAGGTCTACTTCTGCTAGCTCTGGTATGCTTGTTGCTAATGCTAACTTTTCATCAGGAACAGCTTATTTTGGTTATTTTACTTATAACGGCTCTGCCGTTGGACAAATTACATCTACTGGTTCAACAACATTATTTACATCTTTATCTGACCAAAGATTAAAAGAAAACATTGTTGATGCTGGTTCAGGTCTTGATAAATTAGCAAACATAAAAGTTAGAAGTTTTGATTGGAAAAAAAATCAAGAAAAAACAGATTTTGGTTTAATTGCACAAGAGTTAAATGAAATAGCTCCTGAAGCTGTTGTTGCTGGTGTAGATAAAGAAGATGGTTCTATTGATAAGCCTTGGCAAGTAGATTCTTCAGTATTAGTGCCAGCAATGATTAAAGCAATCCAAGAACTCAACGCAAAAGTAACCGCTTTAGAAGCTAAATTAGGAGCATAAAAAAATGGAATATTTATTTTGGCTTGGGTTTGTTGCAGTATTTTTAATGCACATTTTTAATATTATTAACCGATACAAAAAGGCATAAAAATGGAATTAACTAAAGAACAACAAGTAGCACAGGACTATAAAGCAGCTATGGATAGCGTCAATTTATTGACTGCTGGAAAACCAGAGCTTATGTCTGACGAAGAATGGGCTGCTTGCAAACAACGGAATATTGACCATTTGAATATTCAGATTGCAAAAGGGTCTGCATATTATGGAAGTAATGATTTAACACCTTTTGAACAAGCTATTGCTAAGTAATTTAATATATAATATTTTCAGGCAATGATGCCCTAACTTAAAGAGGAAAATGATGAATCCAACCGATGTTTTTAAAGATCAACCTATTACTATTCCAGCTAATTTGGCTTTTACAATTTGGTCATATATTGCCAGCAAGCCTTCTTCTGAGACAGCAATGTTAACTTTAAACTATCAGCAGGTAGTTGGAGCACAATTAAAGGCATTAGAAGATGCTTATGCTGCTGCTAATGCTACTGATCCTTCAGTAGTAACTGATGTAGAAGCGACTGCTGCATAAATCATGTCTTGGGAAGCTATCTTCGCTGGTTTAACCCTAGTTTACTTTATTGGTGGTGGTGTTATTAGCTATTGGGTTAATAGTATCTCCAAGAGTCAAGATAATTTGGCTAAAAATCAAACTATTTTGGCTAGAGATTTAAAGGGTTTAGAAGTAATGCTTCCCAATGATTATGTTAAAAAAGCAGATTTGGACTATAGATTATCTAGAATTGAGCATATATTAGACCAAATTATGACAAAACTTGACAATAAAATGGATAAATCATAATGTTTAAAATGATCTGCGCTTTACTCAAAAAGAAGCCTAAATATCCTGATTTTCCTGTAAAAGAAGAAGTCAAAGAAAAACAGATTAAAAAACCTACTCTTAAAAAAGCGACTACTCGTAAACCTTTAGAAACTCATTTTGCTCCTGCCAAAAAGAAAGCAGTCAAAAAAGCCAATAAGCGATTAGTTAAACTCTCTGAAAAATGAAAAAGTTTTTTGTCGACTTGTTGACTCAAAATGACAATGAAACCTGGTGCATAGCCAGATTTGGTGTATTTCTGGGAATTATTTCTATTGTTGCTCTTGGTTTTCTTCACACTATTTATAATCATAATATTGATTTTTCTGGATTTGGTATGGGTTTAGGCGCAATTCTGGGCGGTGGCGGTGTCTATGTAGGCTCTCAAGCTGCCACTATGAAAGATGGAAATGCAGCCTAATGTTTGGTTCAAAGTTCTCTTTATTGCTCTGGGTCTATTCATTAGCTTTTGTAGTGGGTGTTATGTATATCATCTTAAGCTGGTGGCTTACCAAGAAAAAGTAGAAACTGAAGGTAGAGTTCAAGAGCAACACAATAAAGACCTTTTAGTTCAACAACAACTTATTACCAAGCAGGTGCAAAATGATTACGAAAATAAGCTGGCTCGCATTAAGTCTTATTATGGTGGGATGCACTACTCCAGTTGCGGTCAATTGTCCTGCACCAAGCCAACCACCGAAGGAACTGCTGGCACTCCCTCAGACCCACAATTTGTTGAAAAATGCGCTGCAACCACCCAACAACTAGAGTCTTTAATTGATTTTGTTAATCAGCAGTCGGGCTTGAAATGACTAATAATGAAGTTGCTTTGCTAAAGACCATTGGTTTTTCTGAGATTGGCAGGGATTTATTAGCTCATTCTGACAATGGCTACAATGTGCTCTATGGTGGTACTTTGTTTGCCAGCTATGCAGATCATCCCAGAAAGCACATTACCGCAGCAGGTATTACTTCTACCGCAGCAGGAAAATATCAAATCCTAGAGAGGAATTACGACTTCTACAAGGCTTCTTTGGGTTTGCCTGACTTCTCCCCTCACTCTCAAGATTGCATCGCTTTAGAGATGCTTAAAGAGGTCGGGGCAGACCTTTTAATCAATCAGGGACATTTTGAAGAAGCGATTATTAAAGCCAACCGCATCTGGGCATCTATGCCTAATAGTCCTTATGGACAACATACCAATTTGATGAGCTATTTAAAAGCCTTCTATGAAAATGTAGGTGGAACTCTGGCATGAGTGATATTTTTGATGATGCCAGCGAAACTGAACAACTTCATAGGGAAATGGCAATACAAGAGATCAGAAGTAAAAAAAGGCATCCCTATACTGGGCATTGCCTTTGTTGTAATGAATTGATTCCAGAAGGTCGATTTTGTTCTGCGGAATGCAGAGAAGATTGGGAACTAGAACAAAAAATCAAGAAGATTTCTGGTCACTAAAATTCCCAAGTTTTTTTAATCTCAATCTTGGTTTCACCATCTTGAATTGAAAAATGCCAGATTTCCTCATCTTTTTTTGATAGGTCTGCAAGACCAGCAAAAGGAATTGGTTCTTTTTCCGCTTCTAAGCGATCTTCGGTAGTAAAAGTTGTCATCCCTCTCCCCCAAAGTTTTTTTCATCAAGAATATGTCTAGTCAATGCTTCATTCATAAAACCAATGTAATGCTTGATTTCATCAATATTTTGACCGCCTACAATTGCAGCAGTATGTCCTAAAGGTTTCCCCATTTCATTATAGAAAACCTCTCGCATCTCAAAATAAACCTCATCAGGTTCATCGTACATTTTCATTAATCTGACATTCCAAGTCATAAAATTCCTTTCGTGAAAAATTGTATTTTAAGCATAATTAGCGACTTGCATAATAATATTTTGTACAAGTACATCTAACTCGACTGCGGTATCGTAAAGTTGTTGTTTTCCAACCAAAGCAGGATTGGCATTGAGCATTTCTAATCGGTTGATTAGCTTTCTAACTTTGGTGATTTGTTCACTAATATCATTCATTTGCTGTCCCTAAAATGTATAAATGTAACTACAATAAAAACCAGAAATACTAAGCCAACAAAAGCGAAGCATTGATCTGAGGTCATTTGATGCGAACTACTTTTGCCTTTTTTAAAGCAAGTTCATATTCAATCTTGGCATGGTCATCCAATTTTCTTAATGGAAGTTCCTGAAAGTACTTGAATTTGGCTTGATATTCTGGCAATTCTGATGGTCTTACCCATCCGTATTGTTTAATCCATCTTTCTTCAATATTTGTACCTGCTGCTGTCCAGACATATTCATTCATGATTGCTCCTTAAAGTGGTTCTCCATATTTAAACAATACTTCTTTTGGTACTAAAAATGCTTTTTTTGATCTGGTATCTCCTTTTCCTATAAATTCAACATATTGCAATTTGTTTAAAAAAATACATTTAATAATATTTCTAGGTGTAATTTTTAAAAAAATTTCACCATCATGAATAATCCAAAGATCAGCAGTAGTAGCCATTAAACCAGACGGCTTATCATACATTTCAATTTCTATAACAATATTTCCTGTATGCTGACTTTTTTGATCTGATTTGACTTCTACTGACTTATGAATTTCAGGAATCCAAATGTCATAGCCTTTATAAGCATTGACTAAAGTTGCTGATGGAAACTTTTTTTGAAGCATTCCAAGAACTGTTTTTTCAATTTCAATTCCTACTTCTAAATCGGTATCAAATGTTGTCATTAAATTCCAAAAGCGAACATACATCCAAAAATAATGCCCATCGCAATGACTCCTACCCATTCAACCCAAACTGGAAGTTCTAGCGCATCAAAATATTTCAACATTTCATTTCCTTTCAAAAAGGTGCTGCTGCAAAGTTATAAGACTTCAAAGGTTTCTTTTTGGTCTTGACAAAGACATAAGACCAACCATCTCTAATACTGACAAGCTGCTTTGCTTCTGCTTTATGACGAACTTTCCGCATCAGCATACCTAGTTCGTCATAGATGTAATACATGGTTAATTGACACCAAAGAAATTGCGGTTAATTTCATTATCAAAAATCGCTTTAACTCTGTAATTGTTATATTGTTCCGCTAATTTTGAATGTGCAATTTCTAATTTTTGACACAACATATTTGCTTCTTCAACATTATCAAAATGGGCAATTGTTTCCCAATCTTCATAAGGATATTGCTGAACTAAATAAATTTGACTCACTTTGATTTCCTTTCGTGGTTATCAGACTACATTCATAGTATTACATAGAACTATTACATCTGCAATAGGGTGTTGCTTTTTTGCATGGGTGGAGTCCCTACCCCTCACGAAAGGTCTGGCATTGCACCAGAAGGTAATTTTTGGGTGTACCACTCCCAGAAATAGGGACTCCATGTTCATTTTAGCTTAAAAAGGTATATCGCTATCTAAATCAACCGCTTTTTGTGGCTTTTGAGAAGGTTTTGAATCTTCTGAAGGCTTACCCCCAAGCATTTGCATCGTGCTTCCTATGACCTTTGTAGAGTACTTTTCGACACCAGTATTCTTGTCGGTGTATTTTTCGGTTTTAAGTTTGCCTTCCAAATAGACTGAACTGCCTTTTCTGAGGTATTCACCAGCGATTTCAGCCAGTTTCCCAAAAAAGACTGCATTAACCCATTCGGTTACTTCTTTTTGTTCTCCTTGCTTATCCTTATATTTTTCGGTACAAGCTACAGAAATGTTGCAAACTGGGCTGCCATCTGGAAAGCTGCGAAGTTCAGGGTCTTTACCCAAATTGCCAACAATAATTACTTTATTTACTGATGCCATAATTTATCCTTGATTAAATTTGCCGATTTAACATGAGTTCGGTTTCTCTTTCTACTTCTTCCAAAAACTTCTTTACTTCATCTTCCATGATGCCAATGAACTTGTCATCTCGGAAAACCCTTTTCACAAACAATTGACTTTTCTCTGGCATCCTAGGATCGAAGGAAATAAAGTCATTCCATTCTCTGCCAGTACAAGACAATTGGGCTTGCATCTGAATAAAATATTTATTTGGTGGTTCACCAGACTTTAGATATGCCCAATGAGTTGCAGAATTGGGACACTTGATTTCACAAAGCCCATCAATATTAACCAACCCATCAGGACTAGCACCAAAGCCTTTAATGGTGGAATGATCCACAAAAGGCACTTGCTCGACCAAGACATCATTAAACACTTCATAAGCCATTCTCGCTTTCGGTTCAGTTTCAGTCCCCCATGCCATAGCAGCATTAGTATAGGACTCCTCGATCTGACCTGTAACCCTCTGGATTGCCAATTCAACTAAGTAATTACCCCTAGAAGCAGATACACCAGTTTTGGTTTTTGCCAATATATCTGCGACTCTGGAAGCGGTTACTTTGCCCAGGCGAAGCTGATGCCAAGCATCTGACCCCTGTTCAATAACTTGAATGATTTCACTCATTTCTCTTGTGCCTTAAATTTATTGTTGCGCTGATTTTCTGATTTTGTAACTGCTCTTAGATTTTCAATTTTGTTGTCAAATCTATTGCGATTTATGTGGTCAATAACCAATGGCTCAGGCGGTAAATGACCATAATGGTACAAATATACAAGCCTATGTTTTAAATAATATTTGCCATTTATACGGATTTGAGCATACCTACGATTACCATAATGACCAGCAACATCACCAGCTTTTACATTACGGCTTGGGCTTTCTTTCCAATACAACTTGCCTTCTTTGTAATCAAATAGCTTATGTAATAATTCTTGATTCATTTCTCATTAGCCTTTCTTAGTACATTCCTACACAATTCAATTTCATCGTGGCTTAAATCACCAAACATTCCCATATCAATGGCTACTTGATTTATTTCCTCATCTGTTAGTGTCTTTGCTTTCAACGATTCTATTTCAGCTTGTTGCTGTTTATGCTGCATTTCTAGTATTGCAATTCTGTCACGCTGTGCAACATGGCGCAGTTCGTACTTGGTCAGCTTTTCTTGT